ATATATGGTACGCCAACCCAGTCTGCGTAAGGTAAATAAATAAAGTTATGTCAGAATATATCGGATTCAGCACACTCAATGCTAATAAACCAAAATCAACCAACCTTAGCGTAGGTGTAGCGGGTGGCGTGGGAACCATCACTCAGGGGTTAGTTCCCGGTAAGAAATTTAAGTTAACTGATCAGCAGTTAGTCATACAAGATTTCATTAATGCATTAAACATCCGACGCGGAGAGAAAGTAGGAAAACCTAGTTACGGTACTACTTTATGGAATTTCGTGTTCGAACCTAACACCAGCGATGTACAAATAGCATTAGAACAAGAAATCAGACGAGTTGCTAGCAGTGATCCTAGAATATTAATCGATTATGTCAGAGCATTTCCTAAAGAAAATGGCATATTGATGGAAGTGCAATTAGGAATTCAGCCGTATAATCAAGCATTATTACTCAGCGTGTTTTTCAATAGCAACACGAATAAAGCATCTATCCAATCTTAAAAACACGGTTTTTCAGGTTTGATAAATACTCAAATCAGAGATAAACTATGGCTAAGAGTTCAAGACAAGCAGCGTTATTCGGAATTAACGATTGGAAGGCGATTTATCAGACCTTCCGAGAAGCAGACTTCCGCAGTTACGATTATGAAACACTACGTAAGAGTTTCATAGATTACCTTCGCGTTTACTACCCGGAAACGTTTAACGATTATATTGAATCAAGCGAGTTTATCGCATTGCTTGATGTCATGGCATTCATGGGGCAGGGTCTAGCATTCAGAAATGACTTGAATGCTCGCGAAAACTTCATCGATACAGCAGAACGCCGCGATAGCGTCATCAAATTAGCCAATCTTGTTAGTTATACCCCTAAACGCAATCTATGCTCAGAGGGTGTACTAAAAGTAACAAGCATACAGACCACCCAGAATATCACAGACTTGAATGGCGTGAATCTAGGGAATCTTCCTATATTATGGAATGATCCTGCGAATCCAAGTTGGTTCGAACAATTCAACACTATCATCAATTCAGCATTGGTCAGTACACAAAGAGTAGGTAAGCCCGGAAATATATCTGACCTATTAGGTATCACAACTGCTGAATATAGCCTACAAATACCTGATGGCACACTGCCTATAGTACCATTCACTAGCACAGTCGATGGTAAGACTATGGATTTTGAATTAGTTAGTGTGACTAGCATAGACGAGAGTTATCTTTACGAGATTCCCCCGGCCCCTACAGGTCGTTTCAATATGCTCTATCAAAATGATAGATTAGGATTCGCTAGCGCAAATACTGGTTACTTCTTTTATTTCAAGCAAGGTATTTTAAACAACTATGATTTCGTTCTTGAGCAACAGATCTCCAATCAGACAGTAGATGTCAACATACAAGGTATTAATAATACAGATACTTGGTTATATCAATTAAACACTAATAATAACACAAGAACATTATGGAATAAAGTCGATAACGTTTATGCTGACGCATACTTGCAGACAGAGACTAGCAAGAAGAGTATTTTTAGTGTAAGTTCAAGATTTAACGATCAAGTCACATATAATTTCGGTGATGGTGTGTTCAGCAACATTCCAGTAGGAACATTTCGTGCATACGTTCGCGCAAGTAATGGATTGACATACACTGTAGATCCTAGTGAGATGCAGGGTATTAGTGTAGCATTCACATACATCAGCCGCGAAGGTCGTGCTGAGACATTGACAGTAGGATTAGAATTAACACAACCCGTGAGTAATGCACAGGCACGTGAGAGTTTGCCGAGCATCAAGCAACGCGCACCAACACGTTATTATACACAGAATCGTATGGTTAATGGCGAAGACTATAATAACTTCCCATATACATTATACAGTTCTATCATCAAATCAAAAGCGGTCAATCGCAGTAGTATCGGTGTGTCAAAGAATTTAGATTTGCTTGATCCAACAGGCAAATATTCAAGCATCAATAGCATAGGCAGTGATGGTGGATTATGGAGTGATAGTGATAATGGATTCTTAGAATTAAATGTCAATAATACAAGCACTATCATATCATTCTTAGCCGATACATTGACCGGTACGTTAGCACAGAATAGAGCGACACAATTTTATCTAAATGCTACCGACGATCCTACAAACACACATTATCAAAGATTTAGTATCGACCAAGCGTCAGGTGATGGCACAGTATATTGGAATACTAGTAACGTTAACGGTAGTAGTGAGAACGGATATTTTTATATACTAGATAATACTGTGGAAACACCTATCATGATAGGTACTTTTTCAACTAACAATGTCAAGTATGTTACTAAAGGTGCGTTGGTTAAATTCATAGCACCGTCCGGTTATTATTTTGATAAAAATAATCGTCTAGCACCAGGACTACCGGGCCCAAGTGATAGCAGTTTCATATGGACAACTGTGTTAAATGTGGCAGGTGACGGCAGCAATACTGGTCAAGGAAATTTCAGCAACGGTATAGGTCCAGTGACATTAAATGGTTATGTTCCTGGTGGTGCTATACTCACTACTGTTATCCCTGCGTTTGATAACGCTTTCCCTGTACAGGTTATACAGCAAGCGATACAGCAAGTAGAATTACAAAGAAATTTTACTTTAGTATTTTACAACAATCGCACGATTAATCAACCGCGTTGGGAAATAAGCAGTGCAAACGATCCAAATTGGTTCGTTAAGTTTCAAAACATCGGTGAAAATAGATGGACTGTATTATTCAAATCATTGCGTTATTATTTCGGTAGTGTCGATGAAACACGTTTCACTTATGCATTGAACGAACTTGTATATGATCCTTTCTCAGGAAAGATACTACAAGACTTTATCAATGTTTTGGGTATCAATACTCAACCTAATACTGTTAATGCGATAGGCAAAGATACAAAGGTTAACATCATAGGTCAAACTGTTGAAAGCGACGGTTATGTAAATGATTTTGAAGTAGAGATTGCAAGCACAGATGTTAATAATAGAGTGCTAGTGTTGAATCCAGACTTCTTTGAAGAATTAACCGGCATTGTGCCCGGAAGCACTAACATCGGTAAGTATGCATTTTTTGAAATAGTACAGGATGCAGTCAATCTAACAAGATTACAACTCTTACCAAGCACCGATGTTAATTATCAATACTCAGTAAAAAATCAAATTGAAATTGTAAAATATGATTATCCTGTAGGACAATTGTTCTATGCTTACACTGATAATAAATTTTATAAGACAGTACAGGACATCACAGTAACACAGACTAGTTACGTGCTTACGGAACAAACAAATTATCTTGTAAAACCGGGCCGTCAGGGTTTAAGTTATCAATATCGCCATAATAGCAACAACACTACTCGCATAGACCCTGCAACTACTAATATAATCGATTTGTATGTTGTGACACAGGCTTATTATACACAATATCAGAATTATATTCAAGATACTACAGACACAGTACCAGAACCAAGTAGACCAACTATCGCAGAATTAAGTGCGGCGTATGGTCAGGTTCAAGATTACAAAATGTTGAGTGATTCTGTGGTATTAAATAGTGTAGTGTTCAAGCCATTGTTTGGACCCAAAGCAGTGCCGGCGCTAAGAGGAACTATTAAAGTGATTAAGACTAGTGATACTACAGCGAGTGAAAGTGAAATACGTAGTGCGGTGTTATCAGCGATGAACACTTATTTCGATATTAATAATTGGAATTTCGGAGACACATTCTATTTCAGTGAACTCAGCGCATATCTACACAATGAATTAGGTGATTTGATCAGTTCAGCAGTATTGGTACCAAATGATCCCACTGAGCCATTCGGTACATTATATGAGATCAAATGTAAGCCGTATGAAATATTCGTCAATGGTGCAGTAGCAGATAGCATTTTAGTAATATCAGCATTAACACCAGATCAATTACAAGTAGCATAAGATGACCAGAATACGTACACTAGAATTTTTACCGGGCATATTCCAAACTGAAACTAATAGTCAGTTCTTAGCAGCCACGCTCGACCAATTAGTCAATCCTCCTGTAACACAAACTATACAAGGATTCGTGGGTAGTAAATTTGGTTATGGTGTTGACGCTAAAGATTACTATGTAACAGAACCAAATAAAGTTCGTAGAGATTATCAATTAGAACCGGGTGTAGTATTCTTAAAGGACAATGAAACTACTGCCTACGATTTTATTAGTTATCCTGGCATAATTGACTCATTGAAGTTGCAAGGTGCTATCACTAGTAGAAACGATGAGTTATTTGAAAGTCAGTTCTATAGTTGGGACAGTTTTACTAACTTAGATAAGATCATCAACTATAATCAGTATTACTGGTTACCTGACGGTCCTCCCGCCGTAATAGTTGCGGCTTCAACTGTCTTTACAGAAAACGATTACATAGTCAATTCACTGCCAGAAGCATACAATATCAGAGCAGTAGGCGCAGGTGTTGGTACTAATAATCCAACAATCACCTTATTAAGAGGTGGTACATATAATTTTATAGTAGATCAAAACACAAGATTTTGGATACAGGGCGAGCCGGGAGTAACAGGCTATAGTCCTACGCAGCCTAATTTAAATACTAGAGACGTATACGGCGTTAACAACAACGGTGAAGACCGCGGCGTAGTATCATTTCAAGTACCTCAAAAAGATGCACAGAATGAATTCAATTACCCCGGTAATAATACAGTAGGTGTTGTTAGCACAAGACCTTTTAGCCAGATCAATGGTGCAAGATTAGCAGACATTGGCGGTATTGATGGGGTCACGGCACTAAATGGTAGAACAGTTATGTTCTACAATACCGGCGTAACTAACGAGATAGGCTATGTTAGTTCATTCTTTGATCAATCAGCATATGATAGAAATACAGGATCTATTTCCTCACCGCTGACTATCAATGCTAGTTCGATAAATGGATTAGGTGCGATCACAGTAAGCAACGTTTCACAATTACAGATAGGACAGACTGTAACATTTGTAGGAACTGGTTTTGGTGGTATACAGGCATATAATGCTGACGTAGAAAATGCTATATCTACCAATAGTTTGATTGTAGGAAAGAAATATTTCATCGATCAAGTGGGAACGAGTAACTGGATCAATCTTGGCGTAGCATCAAGCGCAATAGTAGACGCACAGATTGTAGGTACACAGTTAAGAGTTTATAAAACTGTTTCTGGTTCATTCAGTATAGGTGATACATTAAATGGTTCAGGCGTAACTACAGGCACCAAGATTCTTGATTTTGATGAGATTGCTACCAACAATAATTATTTGAATGCGTCAAGTGTCACAGTAGGTGATTCATATCTTGTAAGATCATTTGTAGACGGTGCAGGAAATACAACCGACTTCACAGCGATGGGCGCTCCTGCTTCTGGCGTTATCAACGGTAGCATAGTAGGTACTGTGTTGACTGTGAACAGTATATCATCAGGTGCAGTCAATGTAGGATCTTATATAACAGGTCCCGGCATAGTAAAAGGTACTTACATCGTAAGTCAAGGTACTACGGCTAACACATATGTTATAAACAAGACACAGGTCGTCACTGGTCCTATGACATTACAGCCAAGCGTGAACACATTGTTTACGGCTACTGCTGTGGGTTCAGGTTCAGGAACAGTGAGCATACCTACATATACAGTAAGCATCAACCAAACTGTTGCTAGAAGTAATATCAATGTCTATCCTATACAAGAAGGTACTATATTCACAGCAGCCGCAAACGATGCAGGCAACGGCTTTGTAATCCCATTTAATCCAGACATTTATTATGTGACTGGTATTAATACTGGAACAAATCAAATCACTATAAGCCAATCATTAAATGGTCCTACGTTCTTACCTACTAGCCCCGCTAGCGGTTCTATGACTGTTAGAATCAATCAAGGATTGTATGAGCAAGGATTTTATACTCAAGTAAACGACACATTCTATACTGTAGTATTCTTGGGTGATGCAGATGATCCTGTTCTTAGCCTAAGACCTGCAGGTTCTATACCTATCGAACAAAAGATCACACCGCAATACGGTACACAATATGTTGGACTGCATTTCGTTAAAAATTCTACTGGTGTGATACAAGAATTACCGTACATCTCTGCCCCATTAGACACATTATATTATCAAGACGGTACTAATCCTAACAGAGTAGGCGTCATCAAATTGATTGAAAACAATGAGACTAACTTGATCGATGTTGACGCTGATATATTAGGTAAAACGAATTATACATCAAAGAATGGTGTAGTATTCACTAATGGTTTGAAAGTCTCATTTGATGGAGATGTCATACCACGAAGTTATCTAAGTGGTGAATACTATGTAGAAGGTGTGGGCACTGCTATAGAATTAATATCTGTGACTTCATTGGAAGTTCCGGAGCCCTTCACTACATCAACATACAGCCCATATGATATATTACCATATGACATAGGACCGTTTGATGAAGGTTTAAATATACCTAACAATTCAGACTATATCACAATAGCAAGAAATAGCATTAACAAAAATGCATGGGCGCGTAGCAATCGTTGGTTCCATATACAAGTCATACAAGCGACTGCGGATTATAACGATAACTCAGCCATACTTGATGAATATGCCAAATCAACAAATAAAGCAAAAAGACCTATACTTGAATTTTATCCTAACTTAAAATTATTCAACTCAGGTACTATAGGTAAAACTGCTGTAGATTTTGTTGATACTAGAACAACCAATGCATTTGAGTATGTAGAGAATCAACAGAATTATTATCCTGATGTACAAACATATACCGCATATCAAGGAACTGTAAATTCTAACAACACACCTATCACTGTAGCCAATTTATTGATAGATCAATATTATGCTATAGAGACTTTAGGATCGACTTCTACTGTCACTTGGCAATCATTGGGTGCAATACAAGATCAAGATGGTGGATTTGAAATAGGTGTAGAATATATCATAACAGATTTGGGTACCACTACACAGGCTAATTGGAATTTTATCGCTGGTACTACTACTACCCCAGTCTCATATTCGGTGGGCAATAAATTTACAGCAAAACAATCAGGTACAGGTACCGGCAACGGTACTGCGCTCAAAGTATTGTTCCAAACATCACTTGCCGGTGTATTGAATTCTGATGAACTTGCATCTGGTCAAATGTATACGATCACTTCATTGGGTACCACTCAGTGGAATAATATAGGCTATGTCGGTACTCCTATAATAGGTGGCACATTTACTGCTAGCGGCCCTGCTATTGGTACGGGTACTGCTATACAGGGTAACGGAACTGTAAAACAAAAAACTACCACGACAGTAACTATCGATCCAGATCATGTCACGGGCACATTTAGTCAAGGTCAATGGATAAATGATCTAAGATTGAATAATCCAAGCGCGTTGCCTATAGGTACTAGAATACTTTCTATAGAAAATACAGATCCTTATCAGATGACTGTATACTGGCCTATACCATCTAACAACATAGTTTCGGCAGTGACCAGTGCATCATTTGTAGCAAGCACAAAAGACAATACTGATTTATTGTTGTTTCCCGGCGCTAGAGTTGTGTTCGCAGCAGATGAAAACCTATTGATAAGAAACAAGATTTATGTTGTGGGCTTCAACAACACTGGATCAGAATCATATCCAGTCATCACATTGACTGAAGCAGAAGACGGCTTAGTTTTAGAAAACGACATGTTCAGCGTTGAGAAAGGTTTCTCTAATAAAGGAAAAACTTTCTATTTCGATAGTGATGAATATAAGCAAGCACAACAGAAACAAACAGTTAACCAAGCACCGTTATTTGATATCTTTGATGAAAACGGCATAAGTTATGGTGATGAAACTGTCTACAACAGTTCGTCATTTACTGGATGTAAACTGTTTAATTACAAGATCAGTGAAGGTATAAATGACACTATTCTAGGATTCCCTATCAGTTTTAGTTCTATTAACAACGTAGGTGATATCTCATTTGAAGTGTCATTATATACACAGCAATTTGATTATATCGACAATGGAAGCTCAGTCACTTCATATGTAAATAATGGATTTGTTTATGATTACAATACCAGAGATGAATATGATAGATTGATCGGCTGGCAGACAGCAGTAGCACCAAGTACACAGTATCAAGTATTTCAATTTGAATATGTTGCGAATGATCCTGCATTAGTCTTAGAGCCAGAACAGACTTTTGATTATGTAGTGACTGTAGACGTACCGCAATTAAGTGTTGATACAACGATATGGCCTAGCCTCGAAGTTTACAACAACAATAATATATTGACATTGGGTACAGATTATACTGTAGAAAACAAGATCGATTCTACAGTGATCACTATCAAGTTGTCTGAAGATATAGACACACCTATTGAAGTGTTGATATTGAGTAACAAGGTAAGTGCAGATGCTTATTACACTATACCTATCAACTTAAGCAACAACCCATTCAATAGCAATCCAGATAATGTAGACATCGGTGACATACGCGGTCATTATCAAACTATTTTTGATAATAATCCAGACACATCAGGCGTGATGTTTGGTTCTAACAATTATCGCGATCTAGGTAACATGGTACCATGGGGCAATAGAATCATACAGAATAGCGCAAGCCTTGTATTGCCCGGCGCATTCTTGCGTAACCCAAGACATAACTTATTTGATTCTCTATTATTCAACAGCAGAGAATATATCAAGTTCAAGACATTATTAGTCGATACCACAGACAAACTTAACATTCAGCAAAAATATGATCCGGCGCTTATACTTGATCTAGCATTGGATACTATAACTTCAGTCAAGAGCCAAGACCAACCATTCTTCTGGTCTGACATGATACCTAACAAGGCACCATATATCAGTCAGACATATAACTTTAATAATCAAGCAGAGACTAGTGTATTTCCATTAAGCAAGATTTACGATTTTAGTACTGCTAACTATGATGGTGTTCTAGTTTATCTACAAAGAAAGATACAGGGCATCGTAGTTACTAAGCAATTAGTAAGAGGCACAGATTATGTAGTAAGCATAGATAGTCCTAGCGTGACAGTCAACGTGTTTTTACAAACCAATGATAAAATCATAGTCAAAGAATATAATCAAACTTATGGTTCTTATATCCCCAACACTCCAACTAAGTTGGGTCTATATCCATTATATCTACCTTCAGTAGTATTGGATAATACATACATAGAACCTACTTATTTCATACAGGGTCATGATGGCTCATATAATAAACTATATGGTGATTATAATGAAACTCTAGGAATGTTAGTAGACTTCAGAGATCAAGTGTTATTAGAGTTTGAGACTAGAGTTTATAATAACATCAAACTAAGTAGAACATTACCTATCGAAACTGCTGAAATCGTTCCGGGTTATTTCCGCGACACAGCATTATCATATGTTGAATTCACAGAAATATATAGTAAGAATTTCTTAGATTGGATCGGTCAAAATAGACTTGATTACAAAACACAATTATATAACGCTAACGATCCTTATACATACAACTACAGAGACAGTAGTTTAAAATTAGATAATAGCACAGTGTTGCAAGGATATTGGAGAGGTATATACGAATACTTGTATGATACTTCTACACCAAATTTGACACCGTGGGATATGATCGGTTATGCAAATAAGCCTGTCTGGTGGGAAGATCGTTATGGTCCTGCCCCATACACAAGCAATAACTTAATTTTGTGGACTGACCTACAAAACGGTATTGATTACAATGGCGGTCAACCAGTAGTAAGAACACTATATAAGAGACCGGGATTGCTAGAGATAATTCCTGTTGATAGTCAAGGAGAACTAAGACAACCAATAGATGCAGTCATAGGTAACTACAACCAACTGACATTTAAGCGCGACTGGAGAGTAGGTGATGACGCACCTGTAGAATATTCATATCGTAAGAGTTCTACATATCCTTTCGATCTAATGAGACTTGAGGCATTATTGAAGCCAGCAGCATTCTTTAATTTGGGTGCTGACTTAGACAACTACAAATATAACGCTGAGTTCAATCAATTCTTGGTCAATGAAAGAAATCACTTAGTACCAGCCAACATAGAAATTTATGGTAATGGTACTGCCAAGACAAGTTATATCAACTGGGTAGTTGACTACGAAAAACAATTGGGCGTTGATGCTACTAAGAATATCAAAGAATTGCTAACTAATCTTGATGTAAGATTGGTATATCGTTTAGCAGGTTTTAGCGACAAGACACTATTGAAGTTTTTCGTTGAGAAGGGAACACCTGAGTCACGTAATAGTTCATTGTTGATTCCTGACGAAAGTTATCAGATTCTACTATATCAGAATCAACCTATGACTAAGTTGATATATTCTGGTGTTGTAGTACAAAAAATGCAAGAGGGTTATGCTGTGTTCGGCAACAGCCAGACTACAGCATTCTTTAAAATATTGAAGCCTATATTGAACGGTCCTAAGAAAAGAGTCACTGTTCAAGATGCAACGGTAAATGTAGCAGACAATTATTCTAGCGAAGAAGAGATCGTGCCGTATGGTACAATCTATTACAGTCTGCAAGATGTAAGCCAATTCTTGATGAGTTATGGTGCTTGGCTAACAGCCAATGGAGCAGTGTTTGATGATCAGATACAAAACGTTGCTATCACTTGGAATCAAATGGTAGCAGAATTCTTGTATTGGACACAAACTGGATTTATCGACGGTAGCATTATCACATTGAATCCTTCTGCTAGAAAGTTGACTATCGATAAAGAAAGTCAAGTTGTCCAGCCATTGACATATGATAACAGTAATTTTGTATTGAACAATAATATGTATCCAATACAAAATAAAGATTTGAGCATTTTCAGAGATGGTACTAGATTTAGCATATCACCATTAAATGAAGGTGATGCAGTATCATATGGTCAATTTAGTTTGAGCAATATTGAACATGCGGTCGTATTTCAAAATGAGACATTGTTCAACGACACTATCTACAACTTGGAATCTGGATTGAAACAAAATCGTATCTATGTTCGCGGCACTAAGAGCGGTGAATGGAACGGTACATTGTTCGCATCAGGATTCATCTATAATCAAGATAACATACAAGAGTGGGTACCCGGATTAAAATATACTAAGGGTGCCATCATCAAGTACAAGAACAAATACTTCACAGCATTGAAGATAGTACAACCAAATCTAAAATTCAAAGAAGATGAATGGAAAGAAACTGACTACGATGAAGTTCAAAAAGGATTGCTACCTAACAGTAGCACACGTAGTTATGAAAGCGCATTGTACTATAATGCAAATAAAGCAAACCTAGAACAAGATGCAGACTTGTTGAGTTTTAGTTTGATAGGATTCAGACCACGTGAGTACATGGCAAGCGCAGACTTGACAGATATCACACAGGTAAATGTTTACAAAAATCTAATCAGAGAAAAAGGAACATTGAATGCAGTGAAGGCATTCAAGGGTGCAAACTTACCGCAAGGCGGAATCGATTATGATGTCTATGAAAACTGGGCTATAATGCAAGGCACGTTCGGCGGTACGTTGAACGATAACTTTGTTCAGTTCAGATTAAAAGAATCTAATCTCTCAAACAACCCGTCTATTGTAGGTATCACTGACGGCAATGATATAGAAGGTGCACAACAATTAGTACCGTTATATTCATTGTTTAATTACGGCAGACCTGTCACCGATCCTAATATACTACCTGAAGTAACTTCAGACATTCCTAGCGCAACATTCCCTACAGCGGGATATGTAAACGTAAACGATGTTAAGATGTCAGCATATTTCTATAGCAATCTACCAACTGCTGTGGGTAAAGACGGTCTAACTGTATCGTTATCACAACTTAATGTCGGCGATTATGTATGGCTTGCTGACTATAAAGCAAGTTGGCAGATAATGACACCATCTAGCGTCGGTAGAGTATTGTTAGTTCGCAACAATTTAAACGGGACTAGCACAGTTCGATTTGCCGATAATCATAACTTGAATCGTTATGATATATTTGCTATCATCAATTTTGACGGCTCAGTAAACGGTTACTATGTAGCAAATAATATTATTGGTCCTAAAGAAGTATTGATAACGTTGACGTTATCTCCTAGCGTGAGAGCGGTTGTAGGTGAAGGGGCAGCATTGAGATTCGCCTCACAAAGAGTTACTAAGCCCGGCAATGTACAAAATCTACCGTTATTGAACAATGAATTCACAAAGAATACAGTTTGGGTAGATGAGAATAATGACGGAGGTTGGGCAGTATATCGCAAGAACATAAACTTTAAATATCAGCGAGAATTCACAAAAGAAAATAGTCAGAAGTTTGGTTCCGCGGTAGCGTACACTCCACTCATAGATTATTTGTTTAGTGATCCTAACTTGGGTAAGGTATATCGTTATCAGTTTGATGCAACCACTGGTGATTATGATCTTGATGAGATATTGTCCGGGGTCACAACTTTCGGTACTACTATAGTTCATGAGCAGAACATAGTAGCAATCTCACAACCAGAGAACACACCTAAAGTTTCATTGTATACTGTAAACGATACAAGAGTCACTGATAACATCATATTATATCAAGAAATATTAGCATCAAGCATAGGTGCTTCTATAACTAATTTCGGTAAGGGATTGGCACTGTCAGGTGATACTAATTGGTTGTTCATAAGCGACTACAATGAAAATCCTATAGGCACAAGAAACAAAGTACATGTATTGCGCAAGAGAAATCAGATCATCGATGTAGATAATACCACTGTTCTTGACGCCGCGGCGACATATCAGATACTTGATCCTGGCACAGTTAATTGGGTTGATCTAGCACTTGAACCTATCGCTAATGAAACAGGCATATACCTTAAGTGGGACGGAACGACAACACCGACAGGCGAGGGCACGGCTATACGTTGCGATTATCAATATGTCGCTACTATTGACGGGGACGCTACAATAGATAGATTTGGTTATTCATTGTCCACTAATAATGATGGCACTATACTAGTCGTAGGTGCACCAAGCAAAGATTTAGATGTGGTGAATCAAGGTCGTTCATATGTATACAATAGATTAGTACAGAATTATGAAGTACCCATAGGAACAACAGCCCCGTTGACATTCACACTAGCATGGAGCCCTACTGTAGGGTTACCACTGACAGTTTCTAAAAATGGAATCGTTATAGATCCTAGCGATTATTCGTTCTCCGGAACTACGTTTATTTTTACCGGCACTTATGCAGTAGGTGATATCATCACAGTAAGTGGCAATCAGTTCGTCAAAATACAAGAGATGAATGTCTCAGAAGACAATACTAGAATAGGCCCGCAGTTTGGACATTGTGTCGATAGCAACACCTTTGCTACTGAAATATTAATAGGTGCTCCTTTCTATATTAGTTCTATTAATTCGGAAGGATCAGTGACTAGATATACCAACGGGTCTGCAAGATTCGGAACAATCACTAGCACTTCAGATGTAAACGTAACGACTACTAGACAATTATTGATAAATGGTTACTTAGTAAGCATACCAGCCGGCAATGCGAGTGCGGCCGCATCGGCTATCAATAATGCTACGATCACAAATGTAGTTGCATCTGCGAACGGTTCTAAATTAACCATTAGCCTAATTAATTCTAATCTAGCATTAAGCAATCAAGAATTATTGATATCAGTGACAAACAATGTTACATTGTCTGAGTTAGGGTTTCAACTCTATGCTAAGACACAGACCATACTCAATCCGCACTCGACCGGACCTAGCCAGTTCGGCACTGTTATCAAGTTTAACGAACACAATAGCGTAGCAATTAGCGCACCATCTGGTACTCGTTATGCGCTAACTACTTTTGATTTTATTGATGATGAAAATTATCAAAATGATACAATTTTTGATAATAATTCAACACAATTCTTAGACTCATTTGCAAACGCAGGTGCTGTATACGCATATGACTATCTAAGTAACTATAATGAATCGCTATTGAACATAGGTAATTACACTTATGCTCAAAGCGTAAATGATACTAGCCTAGATTATGGTGCTCAACCTAGATACGGTTCTGCTCTAGATTGGTCTGCTGGAAGAATTGTTATAGGATCTCCTGACTATAGACCAGAAGACCTAGACGGACAAGTAGTGATATATGATAACACATTAGGTACTACAAACTGGATAGTTTTGAGACAGACTAGCCCTGTCGTTGACATCGACAAGGTTTATAATGTACAACTGTTCAGCGCAGAGACTAACAATACACTCAGCAATTTAGATTACATGGATCCATTGCAGGGTAAATTATTAGGAGCGATCAGACAAAATATAGATGTAATATCTAATATCGATCCTGCAGGTTATAACAACTCAGCCGCTACTGCAACACTAGTATGGGGCGAAGCACAATTAGGAACTATATGGTTCGACACATCAAATATACGTTATGTCGATTATCATCAAAACGACAACAGTTATAACGCACGTTATTGGGGCTCATTATTCCCAGGCAGCGATGTTGCAGTATACAGTTGGGTAGGCAGTACTGTGCAGCCTTCTGCATATACTGGCCCAGGAACTCCTAAAGATATCTCTAGTTATACTGTACAAACAGTATTGAATAGTTCAAATACTATAGTACCTGTATATTATTTCTGGGTAAGAAACACAGGCATCATTTACAATGGTAAGTCATTATCTGATATAAACATAACGCAATATTTGATCAATCCAAAATCATCCGGTATCAGTTATATGGCACCAGTCAGACCTGATGCAGTAGCATTGTATAACGTAAAGCCATTCTTAAATTCTAATGATACTGTATTGCAATTAGGCTATAGCACCGGTAGCCAAGACAATCCTGCGCATCAACAGTTTACATTGATTCGTCAAGATTTCCCCGATGATTTCTTGCCCGGTGTTCCCGGAACAAGAGGGTATGTCACACCTCAAACATTATACGATAGACTGTTAGATAGTATGAGCGGTGTTGACGAGACTGGTGCTGTGGTGCCAGATCCGTTCTTACCAAAAGCAGTTCAATCAGGCGTATTAGCAAGACCAAGACAAAGTTTCTTCTATAATCGCTATAAAGCGATACAGAATTATCTACAATATGCCAATACTATCATGGCATTATATCCTATATCTGAGATTAGATCATTCAACTTCTTGAATACCTCAGGAAGATATTATGATACTACAGACTATTGGGAAAACATCAACTGGTGGGCACCTGGCTACGATAACAACACTAAGGCAGTATTACAGGTTCAAGTGTATGCTGACCTGTCTACATTGGAAGTCTCTATAGGAACTATAGTAACTGTAGCACAAAACAGCAATGGATCTGCTGAAACATATCGTTATGACGGTGAAGGCGTATGGACTAGAATTGGATTACAGAACGGTACTATCAGATTCAAAGATGAATTATATGATTATTCTGCGGCTGGATATGGTTTCGGCGGCACGTTCTATGATACAGATAGTTTCGATGTGTTCCCGAGCGAAGAAACACGTTGGATCATACGTGCATTGAACGAGCAGATTTATACTAGTGAATTATTGATATACAGAAACAAGAGTTTGATACTATTGTTTGAGTATATCCAAGAAGAGACTATAGAAAATCAAAACTACTTGCCATGGTTGAATAAGACATCATTGATTGATGTATCACACAAAGTTCGCGAACTGAGAGAATTAAAGAATTTCGTCAGCGATAACGAACAGTTCCTAGAAGGTTATATCAATGAGACTAAACCTTATCACGTAGTGATCAAAGAATTCTCATTCGACTATGAAAGAACTGATGTATATCCAGGCACATTGACTGACTTTGATCTACCTGCAACTTATGATACCAATATCGATAAGTTCGTCAGTCCGGAACTCGTATACAGCAATCCAAATACAGATTATGAGTTTTTACCAGATGATTCAGTATGGACTAACGAAAAATATACTGAATGGTTTAACAACTATGGTGTCAGTTTAACAGGTCAAGAAAACTATCATATAGCAAAACTTGAATCATACTTGACATTATCAAGTCAGAATATGATCGTAGATAATCCACAAGGATTCCCAGTTAACGGTACTGTGATTATCGGTGAAGAAAAAATAAGTTATGCTAACGTAGATAGAGGCACGGGATTGATCACTGGTTTGACTAGAGGTGTAGACCAAACTACAATCACTGATCATCTACCAGGCGCACAAATACGTATAGATTTGCCAGGAGTCTTAGTATTAGACACAGGTAGAAACTATGCCAACCCACCAAGAATCTTAGCGTCTATTGATACTACGATATATCCAGAACCTAAACAAGAGGCTGTGCTTGAAGCAGTGATGAGTCTAGGTAGCGTTGTGGCAATTAATGTCATTGATCCGGGTCAAGGTTATGCTGTGACGCCAGAGATCGTGATAGATCCTGCTGAGAGATTCTCATTCAATAGCAGTAACGTTAGTGTTGCTAACAATACTATCGATATCTATGCACCAATATTGGTGACAGGTGATCTAGTTCGTTATGTTGAAGGCACAGAAAACGTAGGTGGATTAGCAAACAAACAATACTATTATATCAACGTGTTGAGTTCAAGTCCTACAACTACATTAGCATTGTATACAACATATGCTGATGCGTTGAACGATAATAATCGCGTAAAATTCTTGACTCAAGGTACAGGAACTCAAAACTTTGAGTTTGGTGCTAGAGCAGTACCTATCACATCAAGCACTCCGATCAGAGAAAACAATATCACGTTGCGTTTCGACAGAACAACATACAATACACAAGTATCTGACTGGACTGCTAACACTTTCTATGGTTCTGAATTCGTCAGTTATACATTAGAAGGTGCAAGTAGTGAGGTGTCATTGGCATCCGTTCAACCTGATATCAACAGAATATTATCAAGCGCACAGGGAACTGCATTTCCTATAGTGAACATAACTAATGATAGAGATATAGAATGGTCGTCATTTGAGAGATCAATCGACTATATCGTATCTAATAATGAAATTAAGTTAGTATATACTAGTAGCCCCGGAGACGAAAACCCATCTGGATCTACTGTAGGTTTCACTATTGGTATGCCAGTAAAATTCACTGGTGTCACTGGCCCGCAGATCATAGCAGGTCAGACATACTATATTTCTGAAATCGTAAGTCTTAGCGGATTCAAGATTAGTTTGACACAGGGCGGTAGCACACTAGCATTGACCCCGAACTCATACTTAGATATGAAGATGTTCACAGCGCAAGTCATAGATACTGCTGAGATCACTACAATATATTCAGGTTACAGAAATGTAACAGCAACTACTCAAAGCAACGATGCAGTCAAAGTAGAATTGACTGCTATAGGTACCGGTGGAACTAACGGGCTATACACAAACTTGCCGGTATACTTCACAGGAACAATATTCGGTGGACTAGAAGCAGACAAGATTTATTACGTAGTCTCAGTACTGGGCAGTGAACTATTCACGTTGTCAGAAACCCCTGATCCGGCTACAGTACGTGTGTTAGAGATGAATGCGGCAAGCCAGATAATAGTACAAAACACAAATGGTTTAGAAGTCAATGATCCTATCGTATTCGATAGTATGTCAATTAATGGCGAAGCAGTAGGTACATTTGGAAACATACAACGACAAGTGATATACTATATTAAGAGTATAGGTATCAACGTGATCACTATAAGCACCACACCAGGCGGTAGCACATTCAACACGGGTGTTGTTGCTCCGGCAAATGGCAATTATTGTTTCATCACTAGTCAGGCTAGTGTTAAGCAGTTGACCAACGCTACAGGTAGTTGCACTATGGTAGTGTCATTACCAGTAAGCCCGGGCCAAGTCGACGGACAGAAATTTACTTTCTATCCTACATCACAGCACTATGCAGATATCACAGCACCTAACTTGACATATGGTAATCTTTTACAAAAGAACATTGAACAAACATTATCGGATAATGATGTAGCGTTCTCATCAAACAGAACAGGTTTATATACCGGATTCCCATTCACTGTGTCAGCAACAGTAGGAGCAAATATTCCTAGCAACATCGGTGGACTACAATCAGGCAAAACATATTATGCATACGACATAGGAAATGTAGAAATAGTATGTCAATCATCTACTTCTTCAACGCTAGTCTACAATGCATCATTCACTGGAACTACGATGAATGTCACATCTATCACTAGTGGTTCAGGTGTGTTGTATCCAGGCACATTAGTGACTGGTACCGGTGTTCAAACAAATACCTATATCAAGAGTTACATAAGCGGCACAGGTGGAGTAGGAACATATGAAATAAGCAAAGATTATTTCGTTCCAGTAGTAACTACCGACACAACATCTGTGACTGGTATATTAACAGTAGCAACTGATTACAATACTAACATGATCTATGAGGGAATGCCTATAGTGTTCTCATTGATACCGTTGGGCGGTATAGTATCAGGATTCACTTACTATGTTAGACATATCATAAGCGGTACACGATTTACTGTAAGCCAAGTTAAAGACGAAGCATCTATATCACTGACAGTTAGCAATGGAACTATGTTGGGTACAGGTAGCCCTTCATTGAAGGCATACTTACCACTAGGATCATTGACGACTGGCTACAAGTACGTAATACGTGATGTGGGTGATGGCACACCATCGACCGCTTGGTCAACTATAGGTGCCACATATATAAACAACGTAGCGACATTGACTCCGGGTCAAAAAATCATCATTTATACTACAGGAACTACTAACTGGAACATCATAGCCGGAACTACCGGAGTTACATACAATGTCAATGATATCCTCACAGTAGAAAATCCCGGTATATTGACGGTAGGAGCAGGTACTGCATTTATAGCGGAATTCACAGCCACAGGCACCGGGTCGTTGACTGATGCAGGTAGTGCTACAGTAGTCTTGGCAGCATCTGGCGATACTGCTACATTAGATCAAGAAATAATCGCAGATCCTACATTTGATGTTGGATATATACTGGGCGGTTATAGTGTTGTTATAAACAACGGTGGTCTAGGATTCACACAAAATAACACTATCACTATACCGGGAACATTATTGGGCGGTACTACACCTGATAATGATTTGACACTAACGGTATCAAGAATCAATGCGATAGAAGCGGGTGCGTTTAGTTGGTCATTACCAAGAGAGAGTGACGGAGAGATCACAAAAGTTATAGAGTCCGGAACACCGATCGGTACTGCTACAAACTATTTCTTGAAAGTAACCGGCACTAATACTTTCAAGGTATACAGCGACCCATTGATGCAACTACCAGTAAGCGGAATCAATTTCCCGTATCAAGGATTCACACAGAAAAACGTGACGCAGATATCTGCTACTAGTATAACAATGAGTAACGTTACTGGTTTAGCAGTGAATGATAATATAGTATTCACTAACTTACCTACAGGGTTGAGCATAGTAGAAGGGCAAACTTATTATGTTCGTTCTATAATAAGCAATAACATTACCATAGCGACAGAACCAGGTGGTACAGCGATAACAGTGGGTACAGCAGGCCCGTTCACTACAAATTATCCTGTAGCGACTAAGCCAGGGTCATTCATGTTGCTACCAGAACCGTTCGCATTCACTCCAAGTATAGTTAAGTATAACAATCGTGTTTGGATGTGTATTGTTTCTAATAACGATGACGAGTTTGTGTTTGGTAAATGGGAACAATTGAATAGCGGTGATCGCAGATTGAATGCATTAGATCGTGCTAAGGGTTACTACGATCCTGATGTGAACATGCCCGGTACAGACTTGACACAATTGTTCACTGGATTGACATATCCTAACACTACTTACAAGGGTAACGCATTCGAACCTGATCAGCAGTATCCGATAGATACTAGATTAGTAGATACACCATTTGATCCTACTCAGGTTAATGTTCCTGCTATTGAATGGGATGGACAAAATTACATCGCTCCTGCAAACTTACCTAACTATGCGGCAGTAATCGCAGATATTGAAATACAAGATGAGTGGTTGCTATCAACATTAGCAAATCAAACATTGTCGTTGACCGATATCACTAAGGGTGATGACGTTTACTTGATGACATCAGCCAACTCACCGACTCCGTTATTTAAGAGCGTAGATAAAGTACGTTGGAGCACTAATGGATTTGTAGTACCTATAGGTACACCTCCCGAATCAGCAGACTTCTTCAAAGTAAGATTGATCGCGGCGGGCATACCATTGAATGCTGTCACATATCATGATGGCTTGTATGTGGCTGTAGGTAAGAGCATACTTACAAGCACAGATACTACGATGTGGTATGAGAGATTTAGATTCCCGATATTTGACCAATTTAGAGATTTGTTTGATGTTTCTTACGTAGAGACTACTGCATTCTCTGGTTATATCGCAGTAGGTGTAGACTTGCTCAATGACGCATTGATATTAAGAAGCACAGACGGAGAGTTTTGGACTAGAGTTACAGGATTGAACGATAGAACTCTAAAGGGAGTGGCATCTGGATTCAATACGATTTATGTAGTGGGAACTAGTGCTGGATTGTTAACTAGCCCAGACGGAGTAGTTTGGCAGCAAGTATCATTGCCAGGTTCACCTAGCGACTTCAATGCGGTCACGTTCGCAGATAATACATTGGTTATAGTCGGCAATGGTGGCCGTGTATATGTATCTACAGACGGCGTGAACTTCACACAGAAATTTACAGGCACACCACAAAATCTAAACGATGTGATGTATGTTGAAGAAAGAGATCAATGGACTATTGTTGGAAATAATAATACGATATTACAAACTCAAAATATCGCAGCCAACCCGGTTACATGGGATATCACTCAGGTGTTCTCAAGCCCTGATCCTGACTATACTGTGCAAGGTGATCCATTCTTGAGCGGCTACGGTCCAGAAGAAATGGTGCCCGGCATCGTATCTGATCAATTAACTATGATTGTTAATACAAGAGCAGGAACAACTTGGCCAGCAACTGAG